GATACCTATCAGAATATCACCGGAGCAACAATCTTAGGCCAAGTATTAGCGCTTAATTTTGATCGAATGGCCTATACACTTGAAAAAACTCGCGACGCTTTTAACCCTTATTTTGGAAGAGCCGTTCCCGGCGTATTAGGAACAAATGCCAAGTTTTCTGCTGTTTCTTGGAATGATACTGTTCGATCAGTGGGGAAAACGGGAATTTTAGGTCAAGATGGTCGTCAAAATCTTCGCGTAGATAATAAGATACCTTATTTTACTTCACGTGATGTGGATCAGGTTCTTTTTAACTTGACTTATGGAGGATTTGATAGACTCAATAATCAATTCTTATGGTCATATAAGATTTCTGAATCTGATATGAGTACTCAAAATGCTGTTTTAGTAGGAAATTACGAAGAAAATACTTGGTCAGTTTTTGATCAACGATTCAGCGTTTTTGGTCAATCCGATATTGGTTTAGATCTTACTTGGGATGACATTGACTCAACAAGCGGGAATAAATCATGGAAGAAAAAAACAAATCAATCGCGGCGGAGTTCAAAGAAACACGCCTTGGCAAATTCTTATTTGGGACCGCTGAGCGCGGCGTCCCAAAGATGGAAAACGCACCACCGCCTCCACCAACAAGAGTCAATCCCCCTCATGTTCAGGCGGAGTATTCCGGCCGGCCGATCTTCACGGTTTCTTATACCGGTGAAAAAAATTTCGGCGAGCTCGGTCCCGTGATAGATTATCGCCCACAATATGATTTACTTAGATACCGGAGTTGGCAATCTTTTCTTGAATCCGATATCACACAAATGGTGTTTAAAAAATTCATGTTGTGGGTCATCGGATCCGGGTTAAAATTGAAAGCCGAGCCATCTAAAGTGATGCTCAATTCCGCAGGCATTGAGGCCGACACGGAGCTTTTCAATGATGCCGTCGAGGCACGCTTTGATGTGTACACAAAATCCACGCTCGGCGATCATGGCCGTTCAAAAAGCATTCATCGTCTCGCGCGTCTCGCGTTGAAAAATGCTATCATTGGAGGTGACGTGCTCGTGATTTTAAGATACACGGGGAAATTTGTCACCGTTCAACTCGTGGATGGATCGCAGGTCAGACAACCCATCATCACCACCGCTTACATCACCGAGGCCGTGGCTCGTGGAAACAAAGTACGGAACGGAGTTGAGATCTCCCCGGACGGGGAGATCGTTGCCTTTTTCGTTGCCGACCCCGACAACTTTATAAAGTTCGAGAGGATCCCGGCCAAAAATGCGGCGTTGCCCGACATCACTCAAGCCTTTTTGGTTTCCGGCCTTGAATTCCGGCTTGATAGTGTTCGCGGGTTGCCACTCACCGCCGCAGTTTTGGAGACGCTAAAAAAATTGGATCGATACAAAGAGGCCACGGTTGGGAGTGCGGAGGAGCGGCAAAAAATTGTTATGGCCATCGAACATGACGCCATTTCCACCGGAGATAGTCCACTTCAGCAACAAATCGCTCGAGCCGTTGCAAGCGATTCGGAGGAGGACCTCCCCGAGGATGCCGATGGGCAGGCCGTGGCCGATCGGATCGCCGTCACGACAAACAAACAAGTGTTTAATTTGACACGAGGATCAAAGCTCACAACGGTTGAGTCAAAAAACGAACTTTATTTTAAGGATTTTTTTAGCGTCAATATTGATCTTGTTTGTGCGGCCTTGGGAATTCCACCCAACGTGGCGACGAGCAAATATGACGCAAATTTTTCCGCAAGCCGTGCGGCCCTGAAGGATTGGGAGCACACCATGCGAGTAAGTCGTGAAGATTTCGCCGAATTGTTTTACAAAAGAATTTATGATTTTTGGGTTGAAATGGAGATCCTCACCGGCCGGATCTCCGCTCCCGGGTATCTCCAAGCCCGGAACGCAGGCGATGAGCTTTTGACGGCCGCATATCGATCCGCTCGTTTCATTGGTCCAAGCGTGCCACATATCGATCCACTCAAGGAGGTCAAGGCCGAACGTGAAAAACTCGGATCACTTGGCGCCTCTATTCCATTGACAACCGTGGAGGACGCAACGGAAACTCTGAGCTCCGGTGATTCGGATTCAAACATGGAACAATTTAGTAAGGAATTAGAAACGGCCAAGGAATTGAAAATTTTCCGCGAGCCGCAGGCGCCACGGGGAACACCATCAAAGGATCCACAAGATGATCCACCACCCGCAGGCGATTAGAAATTGAGCGGAGCTTTTTTAAGCTGGTCAGGGAATGCCGCGAGCTTTTCCGCGAGCTTCAGTTTCAACAGGTCGGATGGATAGCGAATGCCGAGCTTTTCACAAGCCTTTTGAATTCCATCCTCGGCCTCCTTTAGCTCACCGCGCAAAACGATCCTCCGAGTTTCTCCCGTGTTTGCTTCAAGTTTCAATTCTCGGAGATCCTTTTCGATCTCCCGAACGATCGGAGTCAAAAGCCGATTGATACTCACACCCTTATTCGCGGCGATATTTTTTGCAAGATTAAAAAGTTGGGGGGAGGTTCCGCTGATTCGCATGGCACGAAGTAAAGAATTGTTTTTTTGTGCCCGCGGTGGGTACAAAAAAAAATATTAACAATCGGGCCTCAATACTTTCGCCCCTAATTATTCAACAAAATGGCCGAAATTCTCCTTTACGATGCGATTTATCCCGAAGCCGTGAGGCTCGTGATGACTGAGCTCGAGGCCGCAAAAGCGGACACCGACAACGTGCTCCGCATTTGTTCCCCGGGAGGAAATGTTTTTCTTGGTTGGGGCATCGCCGCGAAAATTTCCGAAATGCAAAACGTGGACGTTCAAATCGATGGTATCGCAGCATCGATGGCGGCGGTCATCGCTCCGTTCGGTCGGACAATCATTGCCCTTGACATTGCGAATATCATGCTCCATCGCGCCTCAACATATGTCGGCTCAGCCCAAGAGCAACAACTCCTCGAAAAAATAAATAAAGATCTCCGCGTCAAATTAGCCGCGAAAATCGATGACGCGAAACTCAAGGAGATCAAAGGTGTGACGCTGAAGGATATCTTTGAATCCCCGGAGGTCATGGATGTTTGGCTCACCGCATCAGAGGCGAAAAAGATCGGCCTCGTCGATGAAGTAAGAAAGCCGACACCCAAAGACATCAACGCGATCGAGCAAACATGGCTCAAATTTGCCGCTCATACAACCGAAACTAAACCCGTAAAATTTCCCAACTCAAATCCTACTAACATGACAATCGCCGAATTAATCGCCGCTCATCCTGAGCTAATCAAGCAAATCATAAATAATGCAATCACCGCCGAACGCGATCGCGTGGGTGCGTGGCTTGCTTTTGCAAACGTCGATCTTGAGGCCGTTACCAAGGCCATAAAAGCCGGTGACGCAATGAGTCAAACCGCAATGGCGGAGCTCATGATCAAAGTGAATGCTAAAAACACGGCCGCCGCGGTAAACACAAGCGCTCCGGGAACCGTTGTCAGTGAGGAGGCATCAAACTCCGCCGCTCCAAAAGGAGAAAAAGAAAAAAATGTTGAGGCGTTTTCAAAACTATTGGAAAACGAACTCGGCTTGAAACAGGCCGCCAAATAAGTCACTAAATTTTTTTAACCCATAAATAAAAACGCACCATCATGAGCACAGCAGATCAAACACTCAACACAGGAAACCAAGCCACGACCAATTATGACGTGAGTAAAATTTTCATTTTTGGAAATCAGTTTCAAAAAGAAAGTTACAACAATGATGGATATGACCCCGTTGATCTTGCCGCCGGGACCGTCATGGGCCGTGTGACCGCAACCGGAAAAGTCGTTCCGCTTCAGTCCGACGCATCAGATGGGAGTCAGCTTCCCGTTGGAATCCTCAATGAAAATCACACCGTGAACGAGGGTGACACCGTTGACGTCGCCGTTTGCATAGCCGGATCCGTGGCCGAGGAAAAAGTGATTCTCGTGAAAGTCGGTGACACTTTAAACACGGTTATTGATGGACGCCGGATCCGTGATCGCATTGCAGGCGATACCATGGGAATAAAACTCGTGGTGACCGATGAGCTTACCGGCTTTGACAATCAATAAAAGCCACAATTTTTTTCAACAAAATCAAAATTCAATATAAACCAAATTTAAACGTCAACCCACATGGAAATTCCCGTTCAAGACGCGAGGGGCTTATTCACAAAGTATCTCATCGCCAAATACAAAGAAAGAACTACACCCACCCAATTCCTACGCTCGTTTTTCCGGGTGGTGGAATCAGGTGCGAAAAACCTGAGCATCGAAGTCCAACGCGGGACGGAAAAAATTGCCGTTGACGTTGAGCGCGGCACCGAAGGGAATCGGAACAGTTTCTCGAAATCAACCGAGAAAATGTTCGAGCCTCCTTATTACCGTGAATATTTCGACTGCACAACTATCGATCTCTATGATCGCCTTTTTGGTACGAGCGGCACGATCGATGAAACAACTCTCTCGGACTATATCAGTGCCTTGGCCGACAAAACTCAAACCCTTCAGGAGAAAATTGAGCGCGGATATGAGAAACAATGTTCCGACGTACTTCAGGATGGAATTGTTCGTCTCTCCGCAGGCACGAACATCGATTTCAAAAGAAAGGCGGATTCACTTGTGGATCTCGCCGGATCTTATTGGGATGCCAATGATCCCTATCCAAGCCTTGAGACGGCTGCAAATTTTCTCCGCAAAGTTGGAAAAGCAGGTGGCGCCGTATTTAATTTGATTTGCGGCTCATCGGCAATCAATGCATTGCTCACAAATGACGAGTTTAAGGAACGCGCTAAATTTGTGAATATCATGCTCGATACCGTTTCTCCTCCGCAAAGAAACTCCATTGGAGCCGCCCTCCATGGCATGATCACAATCGGATCATATCAAGCCCGTTTGTGGACTTATCCTCAATTTTACGACAATGCATCAGGCGTTTCCACTCCATATCTCAACGAGAAGAAAATCGTTATGATCCCGGAGAACCCAAATTTTGTTCTCGGATTCGCCGCCGTGCCTCAGCTCCTCAAGCTTTCCGGAAACACCATGCCTCAGACAACCAAGGGAGCCTATGTGATTTCCGAGTATGTCGATGAGCGCTTGTCGGCACACATCATCGACGTAAAATCCGCAGGCGTGGCCATCCCGGTTGCCGTTGATCAGATCTACACCGCCAAAGTTCTCGCGTAAATCCAAATCATTTAAACCCTTCGCATCATGGCAAAATACAAACTCATCGCGCTCACGGTTTCAGGTCTCGGAAACCGTGTCCATCAAAAGGAGGACAATGAGATCCTCACCGATTCGCATTGGCCCGCAGGCCGTGCGGCCGAGCTCGTGCGCCAAAAGTTCATTGGGCTCGTTAATGACAAGGGGGAATTCATCACCGCTCCACCAATGGAACCGCCGGCGGTTCGTAAAAAGCCAATAAAACCAAACACTGATCCTCCCGGATCAGCCGGAAAAGGATCCATGGGTAAAGGAAATCCGGACCCGAAAAAATCAACTCCGGCCGGGGGTACTGAAGGGGATAAACCCACTCCTCCCGGCGATATTGACACTCCAATGGAGCTCACCGAGGCGCTCACGAATAAAATGATCCGCGAACGCCTTACCCTCAAAAAAGTCAGCTTCAGGCCGAACGAATCTCGGGCCAATCTATATAAAATGTACACCGAGACGTTCCGCAAAGCTGACGGGACTTTGGGGGATGCTCAAAAAAATGGCGGTGGAGAAAATAAGCCAACTGGTCCACGATCATTTGAGGAAATCAATGTGGCCGAACTCGAGGCCCACCTATACTCCAAAAGTGTTGAGTTCGATCCGACGGCCGAAAAGTCCGACCTATACGAACTATACAAGGCCACCTTCTAAAATCACACTTTCTTTGCACGACGACCGGAAAAGGGGGGAGGCGAACGCCTTTCCCCTTTTTGATTAAAAAGAAACCATGGGAATCCTTGACCTTGCAAAAGCAGACGCCGAAAAATTCGTTTCGGATCCCGATGGGTTCGCCGTTTCGGCAATTTTCACTTCACCGGATGACGACACCGCCACCGTTTCCGTTTTGCACACCAAGCATCACATGGGAGTGAGTCCGGAAACCGGTGCGCTCATCAATAGCCGTCAAGCTCATATCACGGTAGCCGAACGGCTCCTCAGTATTGAGAACTACCCGGTCCGGAACTCGAGCGGAGACGTGGCGATAAAAAAACACAAGGTGGACGTCAAGGATTCCACGGGGATCGTTAAAAAATATTTTATCATGGAATGTTACCCGGATGAAACACTTGGACTTTTGACTTGTTTATTGGAGGACCGCATAGATGGCTAAAATCAATTATCTAATCGGAAAGCAGGGGTTTGAACGGGTTCGTGAGCGTCTCGGGGAAATCATCACGGATGAACTTGCGAATCAAGTCACACTCGACACCCAAAATCCAGCGGATATAAATGCAAAGGTGTGGGCGGAACGTGGTCAAGCATTTGACGTCTCCGAGCTCCCCGCCATCAACATCATTCTCGCCAAGGGAAATTTTGACAATGAGGACTCCCAAACAACGGATGGCACCTATACTTTTATGATCGATGCGTATTCGAGCGCGGCGTCAAAGGATGGAAAAGATGGGGATTTTCTCACGGCCTTAAAAATTCAACGAATGATCGGGATCATCCGGGAGGTGTTGTGTGATCATCAATACCGGACGCTTGGATTCGCTCCGGGATTCATCGGCCATGTGGACGTCAACAATATAAGTTTCCCCGATCCCCTTCAGATACACGACGCGCAAAGCGCCAACGTCGGCCGGCTCCAATTAACGGTACGTTTGATCGAATCAGCGACACCCGAAGAACCACTCCTCATTGGCAGCTTTAAGACATCGGTGAAAATTTCCACCACAAACAAAGGGTATCTTTTCGTCGGCTATAATTATTGATAAAATGGCCACACAAAAAATCACATACGCCAAAAAAGTTGATCGCCGGCCGAACACCTTGCCTCTAAAAAACAAGGTCGTGGCAGCCGATCTTAACGAGATCAAAACCGTTGTGAATAATCTCATCGACCTTTTTGACGCATCAAATTTTAAAATGGTGAATTTGGTGACGGTGGAATCTCAAGCGCTTTACATCATCCCTGAGCTTGCTGGCCAAACCGTCAAGGCCGTTCAACTCGGGAACGCCGTTCTCACACCGGATCAGTATGTTCAGGCCGACACAAATTTTACACTTATCATGGATCCCGGGGATATCACCTCCGGAATGTATCTCAATATTTCTTATTCACTTACACCTCCACTCTAATGAAAAAAGCAACTCTCCTCATTATTCTCGCCATGGCGATCACTGAAGGCATGTTGGCTCAACCGAATACCAATAACACTACATTCACGGGCAGGAATGTTTTTACGAATCGCCTATTCATCCGCGATACTACACTGACATGGACAAAGAATGGCGACACGCTGAACATCGGTATCAAAGCCGGATATCTCAATATCGAATGTTTGACGTGTGACTCAACACACCTTTACCCATACATTACCAATCCCGGGCCAACGGGAT